TATATATTCAAATGACAAAAAATGAAATTGGAGATCTAGTCTCAAAAGAAACAGGAATCGATAAAGATACTGTTCGAAAGGTGTTTAATGGCATTATTGCTGTTATTCAAAAACAATTATTATTTGGGATTGACTGCAAGATACATGGGCTTGTTAATTTTATGAAAATAAGAAAAGAAGCTTATTCTTGCAGAAACCCCCAAACTGGAAAACAAATTGACTTACCGGCTAGGTATAACGTCAAGGTTGTTGTTTCCAAAAACTTCCAAAAACTTATTAAAGAGCAAAAAGTATATTAATGGGTAAGAGGTTTAAACTTCCGTTTAAATTAATGCCGAATGAGGATTACATAGAATACCTCCATTCTTCCGTTTTTAATACTGAACACTTTAATAAACACATTGATTTAACTGCAAGTAGTTTAGATATACATAGGGATATCGTTTACGATGTAGTTACATCTTATTGGATTGATATTGCACTGGTGATTAATGCCTACCATAAAAAGGCAACTAAAATTAATATTTATGGGTTCTTTTCTTTAAAGATATTAAAAGGAACTCACTATTAAAACAATTTCGTTATGAGCACAAACACAAGTTTTACAGCACCGAAAGGTAGTTCAAACAAATTAGATACTGATAACATTCCAGCTGGAATGCATCTATGTACTCTATATGGACTAGCTGATATCGGTACACAAGATGGTGGAAACTATGGACCAAAACACAAAGTTAATTTAGCGTTTGAGTTTCCTACTCAAATGAGACAGTTTTACGTAGACGACCCAATGAAGCCAAGTTGCATTTTTACAGATGAAACGTTTTCAATGGCTTCTAAATCGAATCTGCGTAAGAGATACGTAGAGCCAATGATTTCAAGACAGCTAACAGATACGGAGGCTGATAACTATGACTTTGGTACATTGCTTGGAAAAAGCTTTATTGCTACCATTACAATCTCTTCTGATGGGCAATGGTCTAATATTGCTTCTTTAGTTCCTTTAGATGCAACCAATATGCAATTTGCTGGATTAACAACTCCAGAAGTTGCTGGGATAAATGACAAGTATTTCTTTCATTTATCTAATGGATTTGAATCTGAGAATTTCAAAAATCTCCCTAAGTTTATTAGAGAGAAAATACAATCTTCTCATGAAGGTCAAGCTCATAGAGCTTCTGGTGGTGTATTTGCTGAGCCACCTAAGAGAGATTTTCAGGCAGAAAATGCATCACCTACTTTAGTATTAACAGCGAAAGCAACAAATACGCTTGCAGAGTATAAAGCAGGTAATTGGACTGATGCTTTATTAATACAAGAAGGATTGGCAGTAATGTCTGGTGCGGTTGCACCTCCAACATCTACTCCAGCAGCACCACCTCCTGTTGCGCCTCCTGTTGCTCCTCCTGTTGCTCCACCTGTTTCTCCTCCTGTTGCAGCAGCACCAATAGCACCACCTGTATCAGCACCTCCTGTTGCTTTTGCACCTCAACTTCATATACACGTTATGCCTGATGGTAGAAAATGTATTATGAATGATACAACTGCAAATATAGCAGCTTGGATTGCAGAGCAATGGACACCTGAGACATTAGTGTCAAATGGATATGCTGTTTTTCAGTAAGAACTAGTGGGGCTATACCTCGCCCGCCTGTTCTAATTCCAAAACCTCTTGTGAAGGTGGTGGCTTTGCCGCCGCCACCTCCACTATTGAGGAAAGAGATATCTGAAGATGATATCCCAGAGGATGAGAAGACAGTATTCGATATGACTACTGAAGAATTAAATAACCTGCCCCCTAATGGGCCTCATCAAGATCCACCTTTTTAATGCATTTATTTATAGCAAAATCTGATAAGGGAATAATAGTACCTGTTGAAGAAAACAAATTGATTTTTTGGAATAAACTGCTTGGCGATTATGAAAAGCAAGACATGTGTTTTAAAGTTACTATTGAGTTAGTTGGTAAAAATATTAACCAGGCTCAACAAAAACTTTATAATGCATTTATTATTAGGGCTTCGGAACATTATGGAAACTCCTTTTATGAAATGGAAACAATGCTTCATATCCTGAAACCTATGGATATAAATAAGAGAGCTATTTCTGTTGAGAGATGGAGTACAACGCAGTTGAATGCTTTTATAGACAAAGCTAATTCATTGTTATTAGAAGTAGATTCAACCTTTAAATTTTAAACCCGATGATATATTTGATTATAGCGCAAATAGCTCGTGGGGCTATTGTTTGGACTACAAATGCTTTAGCTAGGAAGATACTTAAAACGGTTGTCGTTGGTTCGATAACATTCTACCTAGTGGAGAGAGTTAAGAAGCAAAAGCAAATCGATGAAAAACGTAGATAAAATAACTCCTACAAAAAGTCAAAAAAAATTAATTCATAAGTTCAAAAAGTTTTTTGAAAGTTCTGAAAAATATTTTCTTTTAACTGGTAAGCCGGGCGTTGGTAAAACTACGATTGTACAAATAATATTAGAGCATCTTATAAAGTTGGATCGTGAGAACGACAATAGAGATAACCCTAATGTTGCGGGAATAACATTAGCTCACCGAGCAAAGAACGTGCTTGGTGAGTTTGTTCCCAATGTATTTACTTTTGCTAAGGCTTATGGAATGAAAGAGCTTTACGACGATAACGGAGCTAGAAAATTTGTATATGATAAGTATGCAAATGATAAGGGAGTTGTTGGCGATAAACAGGTTCCAGCATTTGTACACGATGAGGTGTCACAATACACTAAGGAAATGCTTGGAATAGTAATGGAAAGAACCAGTATGTTTTCTAAAGTTATTTTTATAGGTGATATTGCTCAACTACCTCCTATAGATGCAGAAGGAGAAATGGAAGTAGACGAAGATTCACCTGTATTTGATTTGGACTTACCAGATTATTGTAGACATGAACTTACAGAGCGTGTTCGACAAAAAGAAGGTAATTCTCTTCTTGATTTAACTGATATTATCCGAGAGGAAATACTAGGAGGTCAAAGCATTCAAAGAATGATGCATGCTATCTCAGAACCAATAATGAAAGATGGAAAAGGATTTGGACATATTACATATCCTGATTTCCTTAATCATTATGAATCTAGAGATCCAGAAGATACAAGACTCATTGCTTGTAGAAACAAAACAGTAAAATACTTTAATAATAACATTAGAGATTACCTTTTCAGAAATCCAACCGAAGCTGTAATCAATGATGATTTTATATGTATGACTGACAATTTTAAGGGAAATTGTCCACCGCCAAACCAAGGAACTTTTTATTTATATAATTCTGATTCTTTTAAGGTTACTGGTGTCCATACTAAAGTTGTGTCATTTAATACCTCTATTAAAAAGTATTACATAGAATGCTTTCAAAGTGGTATTTTAAATGATGTTTACAAGATGTTTTTAACTCCAACTCCAAATGGATTTGTTGAGTACCAGAAGGCTTTAAATGAACTTGGTTCAGCTTGTAAGTCTCGTAAAATGAAGTGGTCTGAATTTTGGGATTTTAAAGATAGTTTTTGTCAATACACATATGGTTATTGCATAACTGCCTATAAAGCTCAAGGGAGTACTTTTAAAACTGTTTATGTAGATATCAACGATATACTTATGACTGGTCCTCTTACGCCAAAGAGGGCATTGCAAACTGCATACACAGCTATTTCAAGAGCTCAAGAAGATGTTTACTTTTTAAAAGGAAAAAGATGATTGATTACACAACTCCGTTCTTAGCCCCTAAATACAAAGAGGAAAGAACACAGCTAGATTTTAGTGATAAGGTTGCATTGCTTGATGCAGATAAGTGGAAGCACTTGGCTTGTATCAAAATGCATAGTGAGATTGAAATCGGGAAAAAACACAGTAAGAAAAGGCTTCATGAGATTGTCAATGAATATCTTGAAAAAGATGTTTTTGAACGATTTAAAGCTAAGTCTTATGTGTTTTGTTTCTCAGCACCTAGAGCTAAGACATTCCGTAACGGTATGGCTCAGGAGAAGAAGTATAAAGGCAATAGAGATAACACTGAAGATAAACAGTATTACATTGAGAAGTACGATGATATGGCAGAAGTATATACATATATACGCTCTAGATACACAGTATTACTTTATGATGATATTGAAGCTGATGATTTGCTTTCAATGTTACAGCTTCCAGACAAGACCTTTATCTATTCAACTGATAAGGATCTGAAACAAGTTCCGGGCTTTCACTATAACATTAAACTTCATCTTCTAGAACTTACAACTCCAGAAGAAGGTATTTCTCTTTTAATTAAGCAAGTACTTAAAGGTGATGTTGTAGATAATTTTGGAGGTCTCAAAGGATTTGGAGAGAAGGCTTTAGAAAAGTTTGAAGAAGAAACTGAAGGGCAAAGTCCTCAATTATTACTTTTTCAGGCTATTCAAAAGTTTATTGATAAGTTTGGTCTAACAGACGGTATTGATACATTTGTAGAAATGTGGTCAATAGCTTCTATGAAAATCAATAGAGGCGCTTATCTTCAGGAGAAATATGCTTCTGCATTTATGACCGTCAAAGGACTTACTGATGATTAACCTTATAGTAGCATTAAAGTTACATGAAGTCGGCCCAGACAACTTTATACTTAGTGGCATCGAAGATGATGATACTGGTAAGTGGTCTGCGGCTATCTTCGAACTAACAAGTGATTACTGTTTAGGAACTACTCTATACGCTTTAGATACATATATCTTTAGAAGTAGAGCTTCCGCAGTTGCAGAACTTCAACGTCAGCTTGAAATAGCTGATCAGACAATACGAATAATGTCAAATTAAAACAAGATGAGCACAGAAATTAAAGAAACAGGTAAATTATCAAAAGAGCAAATTGCTCAATTTGGAGTTGTAAAAGACAACTATGAATTTCTTACAACAAGATTAACAGCTAAGGATATGAATTCTTTCAATCCAATGGTTACAGAGCTGATGAACTTACAGTCATTTGAATCTAACCTAGAGTTGGTTCTTGATGATGATGGAAATTTCAATAAAGAAAATATCCAATTATTTACAGATACAAAAGTAGCTGTTGGTAAATATAGAGCTGCTGTTAAGTTGGCGGCTAAAGAAATAAAAGCACCTCAACTTCTAGTTAACAAGGCTATTATTTCTATTGAGAAAAAATTCATTGAAGAAGCTACAACAGTACTCGATAAAGTTCTTGCAAAGTTTGACCCTTGGGTAAAGGCAGAAAATCAAAAGAAAATTGATAAAGAAGCTGCCAGAGACAAGAAACTAATCGATGCTAAAAATAAAGCTGAAGCTGAGGTTGCTGAACAGAAAGCAAAGAATGACCTTATCGGAATTTACAATACGATTAAATATGAACGTATTGCAGAGAACATAAGCATCATGGCTAGTACTGTTTCGGTTGATGGAAACAAACTTGCCGTTGAGCAATCTAAAGGTATTATAACCTCTTATTCTCTTGAGAGCTTAACTGCTGATTTAGATTTTGCTTTGTTATCACAAGAACAACAAGGAGAGTTGCATATATCTTTTAATAACGCTCAAAAGAATGCTATTGCATTGCTTGATACTAGACTAACATCTATGGCCACTGCTGAGGCAAACATTGCTCTAGAGGCTAAAATTGAGGCAGTAATACCTCCCCCTGTATCTGTTGCACCTCAGATACCTTCACCTCAACCAATAGAACAGGTACTTGCTAAAACTGGTACTGGTACACTTACATCAATGGACGAAGCTGTTACTAAAATAGCAGCTGCTCTAGGTGACATACCTTTGCCTCCTGGTGTAACATTGCCTGTTGAAATTGTAGATGAAAACGGAGTTACTTTAAGTAACGATGACTTCCTTGTTTGGGTTTGTGATAAACTTCGGTTTATTGAAAGAGCTCTTGACGATAGGATTAAGACATCTAAAGTTCCTGATCCTAGAATTGTACATATACGAAAGAATTTGAACCAATAATTTAATACATATGATTACATTAAAATTTCCTTCGATTGACAAAGCCCTTTTAAAAGACGTGAAAGGGCTTTCAGAAGATGATCCCAAAAAAGGGATAATTGTACTTGACAAATATGCAATAGTACATAACAGAAACTTCACGTTTGTAATAAATTTATATGAGTATTTCACTATTGAATGTGGTATTACAGAAGCCGAGGATTTAGATGAGCTTAATGCTATTTTATTTTATATGAATGGAAGAAGTTTTAATAAAGAGTTTTGGTCAGAACTTAATAAAGGAGCTAACATGAAAATGCAAACTGGTGCCTTATACATTGAGAACCCAAAATACTCTAAGGATTTACATCACAACTTTGCTGATGTAAATTTATTAATGCCATTAGATGAATTGCTTGGCGCTTCTATTCAAGTTGAAAACGTAGTTCCGGTTATCTCATTACCTTTTGGTGCATTAAAATCTATTTATGATTGTATGCCAGCTGATTTTAAAGTTGATGATATCATATTAGAGTTTGCTTCTCAAAGTAAAATAGTAAAATTTACTTTTAAAAATCGTAAGCATTGCTTTGGTTTTATAGAACCTGACTATCAATCTTCTCAAGAAGGTTACAGGTTTCATGAGCTTGAGCAAATGATGGAGAATGAAACTATTTTATCTAGCTTAGAGGAATGGAGAGAGAAAATGACAATAAAGAATGCTGTTCCACCTCCACCTCCAACTATGCAGGTAGTGAAAGACGACGACCAACAAACAATGTTTGATAAAGATGGGCAGTAGTTTCAAGGCACCAAACGTCACTGCTGAAAATGATGGCGAGAAAGAGTTTAGATGGTACTGCGAAGAGCTTAAAAAGTATGGTTGGCTTAAAGATTTCACTAGAGAGCCAGAAACTTTTAAAGTTCTAGATCCTTTCGTAGCATTAAGAGAGGTACACCATAAATCTAAAGACAATACAATACAGAATTTTAATTTATTACGTCCTGTTAATTATACGTATGACTTTAGACTGGTGTGGAATCCTATTGCTTTGTACATTTTTACAGAGATATATCAAGAAGGAGAAGCTTTCCGATTTGGAAAGCCTCCATTTATATCTCATCGTCTTGAACTTTTTGGAAGAATGGAAATTGTTACTTATGTCGATGTGAAGCCTCACAGCTCTGCCACTCAAAGAGGAGCTAGAACATCTTCAAGTTATAGTTTTCCGTTCATTCAAAAGATGCTTATGCATCTTCATGGATTGTATATAAATAAGATTATACCATCACCAGACAATAAGAAAGATGGCGTAAACACTTGTTTGTTTGCAACGACCTTTACGCCTAACAGGTATTTGTTTACCGAAGGAGGTGGTTCAATGAGAAAGCTACATCATATGCCTATTAAAATAGAATCTTTTACAAAAAAGAAAGGGGCAATAATTCAAAAGATGTTAGCTGATATCGAGAATAAAAATTTAAAGAATAATCAAAACCAATTATTTTGAAAATAGTTTTTAAACGCCGTCGAAGGATATCTCATCTTTCGGCGGTAATTAAACCAATAGCTTATAATTTACTTTTCACAAACAGTCCTGGTTTATCTACTAGTAGCATAAATCCAATTGAATGTATTAACAGCTTGCGAGACACATACGGTATTCGCGCGACTGCTAAAATGATTATAGGCAGCAATGGGAAATTAAATGGATATAAATATAAAAATGAAATTTAAGTTATGACTTATATACCAAAATGTAGATGTAAAACAAAAACAATAAGTAGTAAAACATATATTGTAAAAATGTGTGCTGCTTGTAAGAATGAGCTTAAAAACACTCAAGTTTGTGGCAGTGTTAACTAAAGTGAAAAATCTTTCTATACTTCTTAGGTACTTTGAAGAGTTATATAAAATAGTAGACAATCATTTTCCTGAAGAAATAACTTGGGAGAATTGTAAGACATATAACTTTAAACTAGACTACAAGCATCCTAAGTGGGTTAATGATAGTTTCCCTTTAACATTAATCTACTGGAAGCCTGTAGCTGGTAAACTTAGAGATTCTAAGAGTTGGAAAGTAATGTACCAAAATAATCAGAATGTTTTAAGTCAACTTGTTTGGACGGCAAATCAATTCGGAATGTATTATAGGAAAAACAAACATAAAGGTTTTTCTAATATTGTCGCAGCTGTTAATGCCGAAGAAGGAGAATTAATAAACATGTATCCTGATCGTCAAAAACTTAAGAAGTATAAAAACTTCAAAGAGTTTAGAATGATTCATGCGCCAAAGTCTTTACATATAAAGGCTCTATGCGAGGTACTAGAAGAAAATTACCCTTGCGATTCAAGAGGTCAATTAAGAATGTTTTAAATAAACAATTATGTGTGACTATAAAAAGAACAATAACGAACCTTGTAAAGATTGCCCGAGAAGAATGACGGCTTTACATATGTGTGATTTGCTTAAAGAAATAGCAGAGGAGTTAAAAAATAACACGAACTAATATGAAACCAAAAGAAATAATATGGAAAAAATAGATGAAGCAATAAAAGACCTTAATTTACATTTAAAGAATAACAAACAGAAAAGACGTGAAATTATGGTGATAATTGAGGAGCAAGAAAGACAATTAAAAACTTTAGAATTAATTAAAAAACAATAAGTATGTTACAAAATGGAATGAATTTTAACGGACTTAAAAAAGCAATTATAGTTTTAATTGTTGTGGTTGGATTAGTAATGTTTTTAATAGGTTACTTCTTTTAGCATTAATTTTATACGGTGTTAGCTAAAAATGGCTATAAACGCACATACAAATAATTTAATTGAATTTAACAGATAACACGAACTAAATGAAAACACCATTTGAGAAGCTGCCTAAGTATTGGCAAGAGGTTATAAATAAACACATCTTTAAAACAAGCAAAAAGAACTTTGACTGCTATGAAATACACAGACC